GGACAAGCCAGCTCAGCGGGCCCGCTTCGACCTGGCACAGTGGCACTTCTCCATCACGGAACCCAACGAATTGAAGGCTTTTATTAAGACAGAACCCTACGCATTACCCTCCGACCCCCGGAACATAACCACCAACTCCACCAATACCACGGTGCTGCTTAGCTGCTACACCATTCCTTTCAAGTTTCAGGTGCTCAGGAATTGCACCTTTTATGGACCTGGCCTCACCCCTGCTCAGACCATTGAGCGGCTGGCTGATTTGACCCAGTGTGGCGCCATAACTAGCGACTACACCCGTTTTGATGGGACCATCTCCGAATGGCTCCAGAGGAACGTGGTCATGGCTGCCTACAACAGGTGGTGCCGGCTTGAAGATCGCCCATATCTGAAGACTTTGTTGGATGGCGTGTTCGTCCGGGAGGCCCGTACGAAGACTGGAAAGCAGTATGATCCAGGATGGGGAACGCGAAGCGGAAGCCCCATAACCACGGACGGCAACACCATGATTAATGCGTTTGTGTCTTATTGCGCTCTTAGATCCCTTGGATGCTCGCACAGGATCTCTATGAAGCGCCTCGGAGTGTATTGCGGAGATGATGGGTTGGTCCCTCTCGATTTCGAACTTGGCGTCGCATTGAATACCGTTGCGACACAGCTCGGCCTGTTGGTCGAGGTCGAGTACCATACCGCAGGACCATACCCCTATTGCGGAAGATATTTTGTCGATCCACCTACTACACAGGCTTCATTGCAGGACCCATTGCGGACATTGGCTAAGATCAATATGGTCCCTATATCGAGCTTGTCGCGTGAGCAGGCCATCACCAACCGTGCCACGGGCTACATGACTACCGACGCCCACACACCACTCATTGGTACGTATTGCCGCCGCGTGTTGCAGATAACCGGTCTTGGGGCCCGGCACTGCACTGGTGAGGAACTTTTCAAGCAGAAGCAAGCTTGGCCTTATGAGGAATCGTTTCAGGAGTCTATAGTCGAGACTTTCTGTAAGTTGACCGGATTGACCGGGGAGGAGCTGGAGCGTTTCGAAGGGCTCCTCGCGCAGACCACTAGTCTCGATGACTTTCCAGTGTTATTTGAGACAGAGTTCCGCGTTAAACTCCCGGTGATCTTCGGTGACGAGATGATCGCTCCACCCGGGACTCATAACCCCCAAGACGATGGACAACAACCCCAGCAACAACCTCACAGACTTCCGCGTGAAGAGCCGAAGGGCCGAGATGTGGCAGAGGGAGGCCGTCGCCGCCGTAACCCGAATGGTCAACGACCTGCAGGAGAAACGGAGGCGCCAGCAACAGACCCTGTGCCTATTGGCCCAACATCGACACCCCCACGCCAACGAGGCAACCGTTTCCAGCGCCCTCCGCCGCCTGGAACGGGCCTTGATGGCCCCCCTCCTCGACGACCGAGGAAACAGCCAGCCCTCACCGTCCCCCTCTTGCGGGTGGCACCAGCCCAGCCAGCCGGTGCAGCCCGTGGTCGAGGTGGTTGGCGAGCCCAGTCTGGCCAACAGCGTCC